GCTCTGGGGATCCTTTTCTGAGAGGCTCGAGATACCACACCCTTCCTTAATGAAAGGCTGGTATGAAAAGCTCGAAGATTTTGATCCAAAAGCTGATCACAGACTGTGGTCAGTTGTGTGGCGTATCGGTAAGACGAGACATTCTTGAAGTGTCTCATCGCATCGAACATGAAGGGGATTCGTTTCTAACGATTACCCTTCCTGAGATCGCCGAGGGGCTCGAGAGAGCCCTGGAGCGAGGTCGGATTCTGCCCTCTGACTTCCCACACTTCAAGAGTGTTCGAGGTCGCGGTCACCCTGCATTCCTGCAAGGTTTCTTCGGCAGAGTGTTCGATGAGTCTTACGTCCGTACTGATGCGGATATCACTTCGATAAAGGCCATCCGTCAGATCTCCTTGTTCTACAAGAAGATCTTCGAGGTGTGCCCTCCGAAGGGAGTCACCGCACAGTTGCGGAAGTTTGTCGAGATTGACGCCGGGCTTGCGAATGTTGAAGCGTCCTCTTCTTTGAAGAAGACATTCGCATTCCTGTTCGGTCGTCAATTGGAGAGGCTCACGGCGCGTATCAACGCGTTTGAGCTTCCAGTCGGGCACGGTCCTGGCGCTACTGCTGATCGACTTATCGGAAACGAGAAGTTCGAACAGTATGAGTGGCCAGACCGCCTGGAGCAGATCTTCCCTTTTGGGGAGTACTGCTTACCTAGTTGGAAGTACTTCCAAGAATTCCAACCAAGGTACCTCGACGAGCTAGAGGAGCGACCTGTGAAGGTTACTCCTGTACCCAAGACGCGGCGGAAGCCGCGCCTGATCGCAATTGAGCCCACTGCTATGCAGTATGCACAGCAGGGGATCATGCGCGCTCTTGTCCCGTTACTCGAACGGGATCCTAGGAGTGCTTCACTGATCGGTTTTACTGATCAGACTCCTAACCAGCACTTGGCAGAGCAAGGATCAGTTCACCGCCTCACGGCGACGATTGATCTTAGTGATGCCAGCGACCGCGTAGCCTTCAGTCTAGTATCTAGTCTGTTTGGTTGGTGGCCAGATGTTCTGGCCGCCCTCGACGCGAGTCGTTCTAGGAAAGCTGTACTTCCTGATGGTGAAGAAATCCACCTAAAGAAGTTCGCTTCCATGGGTTCCGCCACTTGCTTCCCTATCGAGGCTATGGTCTTTACGGCCATTGCTTTTGATAGGATCGCTCGTGAAATCGGATCTCTGGAGCGCGCCTTGACATACTGTCAAGGCGTGTTCCGCGTCTATGGTGACGATATCATCGTCCCCACGGACTACGCCAACTCGGTTGTGTCTGATCTTGAAGCCCATGGTCTCAAGGTCAACCCCTCTAAAACTTTCATTTCCGGATTTTTCCGGGAAAGCTGCGGTGGGGATTTCTACCGAGGTACGCCGGTTAATCCGGTTTACCTCCGCGTAGATGTTGACACCTCCGAGCGTGACGCTCGATGGTTCAGCTCTCTGGTAAGCTCCGCTAATCTCCTTCAGGAGGGCGGGCTGACCAGAACTGCAGAGTTCATCAGATCGGAAGTCGAGGATGCCCTTGGCATCCTCCCGATCGTTGATGAATCATCGTCAGGGCTAGGATGGCTCCATCTTGATCCTTCGACTCGTAAGAGCCCGAAGACAAGATGGAATCCTAAGCTTCAGAGATCAGAGGTTCAAACCTATGTTCTTCGAAGCCCTGCTCATCAATACGAGATTGATGGGCCCTTCGCTCTGCTTAAGACGCTTACCGGCGATTGGAGTGATCCACTCTATGGTGAGCATCTCAAGGCTAGCGGACGTTCCTCTTGCGTCAGCATGAACAAGAGGTGGATACGAGCCGACTTCTACGAAGTCGACTCGGTGCATTGTTCATCGTGAGATGACAATGAGGAGAGGTG